GGAACATATGTAAGACCAATTAATTTACCGCTGCTACTAACAAACCAAACAATAGGCATAGGAGCTTTTGCTAAACCCATATCTGTAATTGTTAAATTATCAAATAAATGTGGCGCACGAAGAGATAAATCTCCTGTAATAAATCCATTGGCTTGCCAGTTATAACCAAGTTCTCTTACATGACCACCACGAGATGCACAATAAACCATGCTGTTATTTACAATTACTGGCTGTGCATTATTAGCACCAACATATGACTGTGGTTTTACTGATATAGATGTTGGTGTTATAGCGTCACTATTAACAGATGTAATGCGCCATTCTGCTGATCCTGTAAGTAACAGTAAATTTGTTAAAGGAACTATATGTCTAATAGTATTTGCTTCACGAGCAGCTACTTGAAACTTAATACGGTCATCATCAGCTATTGGTAAACCAAAAGACATATTGCTTTCAGTTCCTGATTTTGTCATAAAAATACTTTGCGGTTCATTATTTGTACCTGCAAAAACTCTACGTTGTTCAAAATAAGATACAGCACCGGGAAAATTACCAGTACCTACAAATTCATTTTCATATATAGGTGTGGTTCTAGAAAAATCTGGTGCAATGTTATTATCAACAATTGTTGTTCCAGATGATTCTCCTAAAAATCCAAAGATACCACCCTGTTCTTTATAAACTCTATACCTAGACGCACCAGTAACTGCGTTCCATGAAATTGTATTTTTTGCTCCTGTAACAAAAATATTATTATTACCTGATCCAGAATTAGATGCTGCACTTTCATCTACTAAATTAGACGCAACAGCCGTTACAACATAAACATGAGCTTCATATGTATCTGTATCTGTACTGCTTGATGTAGGAATATATGGAGTAACAGTAACACCTGTTGGTGCTGCTAAAGTACTAGTAAAACTAATTGTTTTTAATTCCCATTTAGTTGCGCTTAATCTTCTTAGTTCTCGTGGTGCATGATTAGGATGCACAATTGTCATAACATCAGCAGATTGTACATAATGAATATCAAATAATTCTGCTTCTAAATATGGTGATGGTATTTCATATGTCATGTCCGCAGGTAAAGCATACCAATTTGTAGAGTTTGGTGGTTGACTATTTGAGTGTGCTGTTTTTGCGTAATAATTAGTACCACTATATTTTGCTATATCACCGACTACATAATTAGTGCTGTTACTCCATGCTGTTCCATCTGAATAAAGTAATGTTTGACCTTGTGTATGAAATCTAAAATAGGTATTACCCATTTCAATTACCATTGTTTGCACAGTAGAAAATGTAAAAGATAATAATCTTGTTGCTTTTGTACTGTCTTTTACTTCTTTAACAAATGCAAACCCCGGCCTGTTTTCTGCTGGCCCTTGTGGTTTGGCAATAAAGTTAAGCATTTTTGCTGCGCCTTGCTGATACTTAGCGTCATCAATACGACCAAACATTTCTGGTGATATCTCACCTCCAGAAAATGCTCTAGCAAACGTGCGTGTAACTGGCATTGATTACCTCCCAGATGTCCAAGGAACTATATGCTCTACCGTAATATCTCTATGTAAATTGTCTGATTGTTTTGCTTGTGTTAAATATCCTTGCATCATTTGTATACTACGTTTTGCTTCTGCTGCTCCTTGATCTCCTTTTATAATAGGCCCTGCTAACATTGATGCTAGATGCCATGACAATGTAGTTACAAATAACGGAGAAAATATAGAAGGGTCAGTTACATATGCTTGATATCTCAACATTGCATTTTCTTGATTTGTATAAATATATGTTCCTTCTACTGCAAATTGTTGTGGTGAATATTGCCCTGCCACAATTGTTGGTGCATAATTACTTGTTATTCCTCCCGGAGTATCGCCAGCAGACATTCTTGTAGCGTAATCGTTTTGTGCTGAAGGAGATATTATTGAGACAGGATTCATCATGTCCGCAGGTGCTACGTATGCATAATCCCATTGGTCAAGAGTATTTGTAGTAAGTGCTAAATTTTCACGTTTTGCTGCAAAATTCCAATTATACATTTCTAACAAATTGTTCCTAGCAATTGGATAAAAACGTGCAGCTTTTTCCGCTTGTGCTGATCCTTCTGGTGGATTTAGCGAAGCTATTGTTGCATCATCACCCAAATGAGCTAGGGCAAGATTGCAAATATCTACTTCAGTTGCCATTACATCTCCTATAAAAAGAGGAGGATAGCAGTAATACTACTAGCCCCCTGTAAGTCAAATAAGAAGACTAAACCTATTTACTAGCTGCTTCAAGTTGTTTAATAAGAGTATCTTTTGTTTGTCTTCTATCAAGTTCAAGACCGATAGTGCGACCATAAACTTCAAGTTCTGCTTTAGTCATCAATTCTAAATTAGTTATCTTTACTTCAGATTCCACAGGTGTAGTAGACGCTACAGGTGTCTGAGGTTCTTGACCACTAACTAATTCAAGATGCTTGCAATACTCTCCGTTATACTCAAATTCTTCGTCAGCTTCTCTCATGGATTGACCAACGAAACACTTAATTTTTGCTTTGTAAATAGGCATAAGTCTTTTTTAGTTTAAGCTACGGTAAAGCCAGAAGCATAGAACTTCCTACCGTCACCGATTGTTTCTACTACGTCAGCAGTAACTTTACCAGCGTTAAAAGTACCTGCAATTGTGTATCTAGCACCTAAATATCTTTGGCCTTTGCCAGCAATATCTGGGTTAATACGAACAACTACATTTTTACCTAGTGTTAATGCTGCTGTAAGGATAGCATCGGTGCTACCAATTACAGTAGGAGTACCTAAGTTTGCTGCTGCACTACTAATAACTTCAAACTTTACGCTTGTACCATTAGCTAGTGCTTCTGTTACTGCAAAGTTCATGTACAAAGAAGTACCTTCACCTACATCTCTAGCAACACTTAAATCAATAGTGTTAGTAGATACAGCAGTTGTAGTTAATGCTTGATCTTCGCTCACTCTGAGCAGTTTGTCTGTAATCATTTTAAGAAAATCTCCAAAAAAATAGTATAAAAAAACTTGTAACTATTAAGTCACACGAGCTTCAGCATTGATCAAGGCATCTACTCTTCTTAGAGGTACTCCTAAGAATGATAGGTAGCTTTGTGCAGATCCAAACTGTGATAAACCTTCTTGTATTGATAATACGTTTTGTGATTTATCTAGTGCAGCAATACTCATGCCTGAGTGAACAGTTCTATTCATATAGAATGCTGCTCTTCCCATAGCCATATTAGGTATTCTGTATAATGCTCTAGCCATCAATTTAACTAAGTTAGTTGATGCAGCAGCAGTTTGTGTATTAGCACTACCGAGTAGGTCAGAAATGTCAACATTACAAATACGAACAACGTATCTCCAATCTTTAACAACCAAACCGTTTTTCCATTGGTAACGAGTAGCAAAAGCTTGTAGCCTTGTACCGTCACTATTGTAAACAGTTTGCTCACCAAGATCTTCGTGAGTTAAACCTGCTTTAGATCCTTTTGGAAAAGGACAATAAACAGTATTGTCACCCCAAACAACTAGATATACAGAAGCGTTATCAGAACCTGATCCACCTGCATCAAGAATGTTTACAGCATTATCAGCAGAAAGATCACCGTATCTTGGTGCAAGACCTAGAAACTTTTTAGGATCTGTTCCGGGATTACCGTAAAACATTGTCTCAGCTTGAGTCTGGTTCATTGCTTCTAAGAACGCAGTATCTTCAGATAAACGGAACTGTGCGGTGTTACCATTTAACATCGCTAAGTCTTTGTCTACTTCAGAACGTGCTTCTAGGATTCCACAAGCTTCATCAATTTGTGCTGTTGTTGACTTGCTTGATGGAATACCTTGGTTTAATGCTCTCCAGTAAACACCGGGTAAACCTGTTCTAATAACTACACGTTCACCAGTAGGTAAATTACCTTCTTTAAACACGCAATCATCTAGTATTTCGTTGCTCTGTGATAACAGTTCTGCAACAATTGGAACTCTACCGTCTGGGTCAGATCTTTTTGCCCAATCCGCTAGTGTTAAATTTGAGGTTGAGAGAGTAGCCATTTAATAACTCCTTACTTAGTTTGCTGATTAGAATATAGTGCGTTAGCTATGCCGTTAAAATCTTTTGGAACATTGGATTTACCAGTAGCACCTTGAGAATTACCAACATAACTGTCTTCACTAATTGCCTTACCTGCTCTGTACATAAACCTGATTATCTCAGGATGATTTCCAAAGCCTGTTTCTTGTAGCAGCGATTTTAAAGAATCAGAACCAAAAGCTTCTAGAGATTTTTTTGCAATGTCTAAATTAGCATTTAAATTTTCACCACCAAATTCTTCATCTGATTGTGAATCATTAGCCCAATCTATTTTTGCTTGCTCCATAGCTTTGGCTTGTTTTTCCTGTATTACAGGAGCAACTTTGTCCAATACTTTTTGTGCATCTTTTTGTGGCAGGTCAAGTTCTTTAGCGACTTCACCGAATGCATTAACTACATCGGGGTCGAGTTCTTCAGATTCGTCAGTAATCTGTGTGTTGAACTCGTATGTTTCAGGCGCACCTTCTGGTTTTTCCTGATCGCTAGTTTCACTTTCAACAGCGGTTTCATCCGAAACTTGTTGATCCTGTACACCTTCAGTTTGCTGCTGGGTGTCAGTAGTCGCTTCAGTTGATTGCTCAGTTGTTGCGTCTACTGGCTGCTGCGAATCACCTTCATTTGTTTGGTTGGCTTCCGTCATCAGCGTCTCTGACATTTTTTTGCTCCTTGATCATTGTCGGATACAGTTCTGGGCAGAGAGTGTGAACCAAGTTAAGTAATTGCAAACCATAATTTCTGTTACCTTCGCTAAATGACATTGCCATTGCGTTGGTGTTAAACGATGATCGAAATACACCTGCTTGTTCCAGAAGTCTCCAGACTAATCTGCGACCCCTCTTGCTGCTCATGAGCCATTTAATATCCGATTCTTCGTTCTGTCGGTCAATTCTTTCTGCGGACTTTTTATTGTCTTTAGATTTCTGTTGACTTTTAAGATCGAGAGGATTGTATTCGCTCATGCTCTAATATATCTATCCATAACTATGTTACGGTCACACCTATGCCATTTTAGGATATAACTTTTTTGCTTTTTCTTTGTCACTTGTTTTCTGACTTTTTTTTATAGCTTCATCAGTTGGCGCACCTTTTGATCCTTTTTTACGCATCTTTTCACCAGAACCTTTTGCAATCCTGTCACGTTTTGCGTGTATGTTATCCCATAATCCTCTTTGTTTTCCCATAATTAACTACCTCCATACAACTGATCAGCAATATTCTTTGTTTTTCTTTTGTCTTTTTTTTCTTTTAATCGTTTTTGTTTTTCTAACTCTACCATTTTTCTAAATTGCTCTTTGTAAGCAGATGGCATTTTTTGAAAATTAGGATCAGTCATAATTAAAACATTGATGGGTAAAGTTTTTTTAATTTTTCTAATTCTTTTTTATCTTTTTCTGAAGCCATACCTCCATCTATTTTAGTTTTTATAAGTGTTATTTTTCTTTTTTGCATATTAGAAATAACACCTTCTTTTTTTTCAGCCATAATAAACTCCTATGCTAAATAAGTTGCGGTTTTAGCAACAGGTGTTGCTTTTGGTGCAGGTTTGGGTTTGCTTTCGTACAAACCTTTTGCCTGATCTTTTGTTTTGTCAATAGGATCAATACCCATTGCACATATTTGTAACTCTACATTCTGTTCAACACCATCTTTTTCTTTACTTTCCCTAACAGTTTTTACATAAGTAATAGCTTTTATCATCATTTCACTACCAGCTTCTGGTAACTTTTCTATCCCTAACTTTTCTAACTCTTCCCTACCAAGAGATATACACAAACCGTAGCTATACATTGGTTCGTCATACATTTCTTTGCTGTCAATAGGTTGTGGGTCTTTTTTAAGATCAATTAAATCCATGTTATACCTCCATTGGTGATGGTGAATTGTAACCGCTAAACTGATTCATCATATCCATAACATTATCAGGATTAGTGTTACCTAGTTTAGATACATTTTCAGCAGCACGTTGTTGCGCTTCGGCTTGCGCTGCTTGTTGCTGTGCTTGCGCTCTTTGTTGACGTATTATTGCTACTTCTTTGTCAGCTACTATCAATTCTGGGTCAATTCCTAACATATCAGCATAATTATCTGCCCATGCGTCAGAATCAAATTTATCTAATACATCAGGTTTCATCTGGGCAATAGCTCCCATTGTATTTGTATACCTATCAATGCTATTTGTACCAATTGCACGTTGTGCTTGTGCCAACATAGATACAAATTCTACGTTTAATTCCATGCCTTGCAACTCTTCTGGGGCTGGTGGTATTAAACCTGACTCAAGCATTCTGCTAAACGTAATATCAACTAATGGATCTAGCAATTCATTATGTAATCTTTCTAATACTGGCCCTAACATAAGCAGTTTTTCTTCATGTCGTTCTGCTACTTCTGTTGCGGTCATCCTTGTATCAGTAGCATTAGCCAACATAAGGAACAAATCAGCATAAAAACTACCATTAATACGTTGCCTTACATCCTGTATATCCATTAACAAGTGTTGTAAGTTTAAATTTACTGCAAATGCCGTTTCTATTTTGCCCTGTTGACCATCAACAAACGTAACACCACCCGGTAAACTATCTACATCACGGTTTTTAAGATAACTAGGTACTTGTAATGGTGGTTTTGTTTGGTAATCAATGCCTTGTGCCTTGCGTAATTGTTCATGTTGTAACTGTTTTACGTCACCTAATGCTTCCATTCCCGGTGAATTGCCATAAATATCACCACCAGATATACCCCATCTTGGTACAACTACAGGAAAATCTTTAAATCCACTTTCTCTTAATACACTTTCGCCATCACCACCCATCTCAAAATAACAAGACTTGTATGCCATGTTCATATTGTCTTTTTTTGCAAAGTCACGCTCTCTGTCATCTCTTGGTTCTATCGCATGAACTATTGTTATCCATTGATCTAATGAACCTCTGTCGTGCAAGTTTTTAACAGACGTTGAACAGTTGTTATATCCAAACTCTCTTACAACTTCTCCTACTGTTTTTTGGAATTCTCTATACAAAGTGTTTACTCTGCCCTGATAATCCTGTGCTATTGCATATTCTCCTACCGTTACTGGGTAATGATGGATTGCATTTTTGCTATCAGGCAAAATAATAGAGCCAGCAGTTCCAAATGCTCCTAATTCTTCATACATTCCATGTAATGATCTATATGTATTGGATTTAGTAAACACCAATTGCATACGTTCTGTTACATCAGCTAACCATAGTTTTACAGGTGGGTATTTGTTTAAATCTGGGTCAACTGTTCCTAATCTAAACCAAGGTCTTGCAGGGCTTGTAGCACCTGCCATCATGCCAGCACCTAATGTTCTTAATGCTCTTGTACCAGTATTGTCATATATAGAATTATGTCTTCTATGGCCTTTATTTCTATCCTGTTGAAAATATCTTCCGTTTCTTGGCAGTAAATATGTAGTAACTTCTTGCCAATGTGACCACCATGTAGCCCTTTCAGATTTAAGATGACCCCATCTTGTAAGTAATTTATCTCGTTTTGTTTTATACATTAATTAGCCCAATAAAGTACTACCGCCACCTAAGTTTAATTTATTAGGATCTACACCTTTAGCTCCTGTAAGTAATGTACCTCCTTGATTTTCACTTTCAACTGCTGTTTGTATTACGTTAGCGTCAGGACTTTTTCTGTTTGCCTTGTTATATTCTTGCTGCGCTGTTTCTTGTTGCTTTTTAGCAGTTTCTTCTGCCTTTTGATTAGCTCGTCTTTGTTCTGCTAATCGCTTTTGTTGTGCTTTTTTTTGTTCCTGGCCTTTAACTATTGAATAACCAGTTCCAATTACTGATGTAATTGCTCCTACTACCGCCATGTCATAACTCCTTAGAAAAAATAATGTCTTGCACACCATATTTTAGTCTCGGTAATAT